TAATAACTTTAGCGGTATATGCATGTACATCAAACCCAGTAGATACTTCTTCAATTGCTACCTCATCCTGTGATAAGTAAGCGGCAGCACGAAACTCAAGCTGTGCAAAGTCAGCTTCCATTACCTTACCGCCATCAAATCGTGACACAAACACTTTCTTTACAGGGAACGTACCGCCACGTGGCATGTTCTGCATGTTAGGGTCAGCACCAGAGAAGCGACCAGTAGATGTGCGATGCTGTAGTAACCGCACATGCAACTTGCCATCCTGCTTTGTGTAGTTGCTGATACCCTCAACGAATGATGATAGGTATGTATCAACTGCACTAAGCCTACGCACCTTGGATAAGAAGTCAACGGCATCAGTCATGCCACGCTGCTTGGCAGCAGACTCTAGTATCTCAAGGTTCTGTTTGCTGGTACTGAAACCATTTGCACTAGCCCACTTAGGTGAAGGTGGTTTAAACTTTAGTCCAGCCACATCCACAGTATTACTAAGCAGATAACCATCCCCACTACAGGTCTGACATTTATTAGTATTGGCAAATGGTGTTCCATCTTTCTTTACCTTTCGTATCTGTCCTGTGCCGTTACAAGTCTGGCACTGTTGTGCTACCGTTTTGTACAGACGTTCTGTGCCGCCAGCAATCAAGCTGCGGAAGTCTGCGTCTGACATATAAGGGTCAATAGCATTACCCCAATATGGTTTGTCTGTCACCTTGCGGCTATAGATAACCCAAGACAACTGCTCTGGACTGTTGAGGTTGATAGGTGTGTCACCCATAACCCTACGTACATGAGCCTGTAGGTCAGAGATTAGCTGTTGCTTCTCCTGTTCAAACTCTTGCCGCACCTCATCTAGCTTAGACAAGTCAACAGCAAAGCCTGTCTGATATATCTTAGTCAGGCACTTGGCTACACGATTAGTCAGTCGTGCAGTAGATAGCAAGCCAGCATCGGCTACACTATTAAGACGCTGCCATAGCTTATCAGCAAGCTGCTGTGTAGCATGAAGGTCAGCGGATAGGTACTCACTCAACTCAGCGTGTGGTATGTCACGAGTATTGTAACCACGCTTGAAGTAATCCTTGAGTGTGTCTTGCTTCTTAGTGTCTAGGTTGTACCGTTCAGCACAAGCCTCAAGAGATAGTGGTTCCTTCAGACCACGTTGTAATACATACTCAACAAGCATAGTGTCAAACACTGCGCCATCATAGGTAAAGCCTGACTCCCACAGCCATAGCAAGTCATGTGCTACGTTATGGCAGATGAGTACAGTGGTCTGGTCAAGCCAGTCTTGTACAACTACATGACCGTCTGCATCTGCATCAACCTCACTGTGGTCAAAGGTAACTATACGTTCTTCACCTCTGTCATTAAGCATACCAACCATAGTCAGTGAGTTGTCAGGCTCAAATGGGTCAAGATGTAACTTACCGTCACGTTTGGTAGTCGTGTTCTCTACATCAAGTGTTAGTTTCATATCTGTTCATCCTTACTTTTCCTGTCAGGGTTAGAGGAATCTGGTAGAACATCTCACCAGAAGCTACATATTTATTACGTACCTCTACTGGTGTCAAGTCTTTAATGTCCTCTGACTTAAACATAAGTGCATTAGACAATTCATTATTCCATATGAAGAACAATGTGGGTGAGGTAAAGAACTTATTCTTTCGTTGTGGTAGTTGAACTGTCTCATAAGGAAACACCTCACCCTTCCATACTGTCTTTACCTCACACTCCACATAGAACTTACCCTTGCTGCCTTCAGCAATTAAGTCTTGCCCATATGGATTAGGGTTCTCCCATATCTCATACCCTTTTATCTGCATGTACTCCATTGTCCTCACACGTGCAGGCTTATCGTGCTTGCCGTGCAAGGCTTCATTAAATTGTTTAGTTGTCATCCCTCATACCTCGCTGTCTGGTAGTTAAGGTCTACGTTCACCATACCGTGCCAACCATTCAGCTTGTTCTTCACGATGTTGATATGACGTAGTGGGCTGTCTTCCTCTTGACCTTCCACACTAGGTGATTTGCCAATCAGTATCATCAGGTCAGCTTCTGCTGCCTTACCTGTTCGTGAACCCTGCATCATAGACTGGTTAAGCTGTGACCTACCCTCTGCCTCTGCAGATAACTGTGACATATAGAACACAGCACAGTCGTATGTCTTGGCAATCTGCCTAGCGTAGATAGCACAAGCAGCAAGTGCTTGGTCTTCTCTGGCATAGCTACCGTTAACAACAAACTTATCACCCATGTCAAGCACAAGTATGTCGGGCTTGTATGATTTACATACGGACTCTACCCATGCCATGTCACGACCACCTGCTTCCTTAATCTTAATGTTATTCATTACAGGCTCATACAATGCTCTAGCTTTACTAAGGTTATCACGTACCTCACGAGCAGTCATGCCTGCAGCAGCAGTCAAGTATCTCGCACCAACACGGTGAGTAGCCTCTTCGTTACACAGGATGATGCACTTAGCACCTTGATGTGCAAACCCACCCGGCGCAGCGATCAAGCTGGCATGAAAGGATGTCTTACCTGTGTTTGGTCTTGCACCTACTTCGATAAGCTGACCGCCAGACACACCCTCAACCTTACGCATCACGCTAGGTATATTGAATTGCCAACGTGCTTCCAACTCAGCTTTAGCCATGAGTGTTTCAATGCTGATGTCATCCCACTCAATGTTGAGGTTAGGTATGAAGTCATCACCGTAACGCTCAAGCAAGTTGCGTAGCTTATCAAGTGTAGCTGCATCACCATTGACCATATCAAAGCCAATGTTAGCAACGTCCTCACCAACTACCTGCTGGAATAGTTTAGACAGTACCTCTTGTGCAATGTCGCTACCCATAGGCTGCTCACGTTTGATTGATGCAAACATAGATGCATAGCCTTGCTTCTGTGCAGTGGTTAGTGTTGGGTTGTTAGCCATGAACAAAGCCTCGACTTCATCCGGTGTGACAGTACGCTCGTACCTATCCATAGCTGTGTCGATAGCCTCTTTAATCTTACGTGCATCCTTGCTGAACAAACGTGGTGGGCATTTGCTACCACGATGGTCATCGTAGAATGACTTATCCATAAGGCTTCTAATGATTGATAATTCCATGTAGGTTCTCCATATCTGTCGGGTTACGATATTTCAAATCATCTTTCAAACGTAGGACACGAACATCGTTCACGTGTCCACGTAGTTCCTTTGCCATCTGCAAAGTCTTGGGTAGCGCATCGGGGTCTAACGCTATGATTGCTGTTGAGAACTGTGCAAGATACCCTTTATGCGCCTCTTGTAGAGATGTTCCAAGAAGCGCAACCCCGACAAAGGAGCCGTAACCAACAACGGCTGCACTCACACAGTCCTCAACAACTACTGCGACATTACCATGTCCTGAGACATAAGGCAAGCCACTTTTTCCATATCTTTTCCATTTGGGTAGACGCTTGCCGATAGCACGGCCTGTCGCATCTACAATCCTGCCATCATGTATGACAGGAAATACTACACGGTCATCCTTTACATCGTACATTACACCCAATTCATCGGGGTCTAGCTTGTAGCGGAAACAGAAGCTAAGTACAGTACGCTTGTTTCTGTGCGGCACGATGTAACTAGGTAATTCAAATGGCTCTGTAGCGAATTGCTCCGCACCCAAGAAGCCAGAACGTATGTCATCTACTGATAGGTGGACACGAGTACCACCGCCCACTGTGCATGATACCTTGTAGCAATTCCACACAAGGCTACCCATGTTGTTGGTTACAGTGAAGGTCTTGATACCACCACACTCAGGGCAGTTCATACGTTTAGTCTCACCATTAGATAAGTCTAATCCATTTACTATCTTATATATATCACTCATATAATACTCACTTTCGTTGCGGCAGTTAAGTGCTTTTACCATGTGCTTTACGAGTTGTCAACGCATTATTTGCACTGGCGAATGTATTTTTCATGTAAGGTTTAACTGACTGTGGGTTACTATGTCCTGTAACCGACATGATTTGTCCCATAGGGACACCAGCCTCAACCATTTGTGTCGTACCAGTGCGGCGTAAGTCCATCAGCCGTAGTTCCTCAGACAGCCCAGCTTGCCGCATGACAGCCCTTCCAGCTTTTGATAGGCGTTCCATGCTGTAAGGGTGGTACTGCCCCTGTACGGGCGTTGTACGGGGAACAACGTATGGTTGAAAGCCAAAGTCCTGCTCCTGTTGGATAAGCATCTCAAGCAAGTCATCTTCGATGGGCAAAGTTACCTCTGCCCTGCGCTTAGACTGCTCAAGATATAGCTTGCGTTCATCCAAGTCAAAGTTATCCCATGTCAGCAGACGCATATCGCCTAGTCGCTGACACCATTCGTATGCCATATGTACAATTAGGCCAAGGCTGCGCCACTGAAACTCACTGTATGCAGTGTCAAGGAAATTACGAACATCACCCTCAGTCCACACAACCTTGCGTTGTATAGGTGTCTTACGTTTTACACTAGCGAATGGGTTAACCTTGGTATACTCCATGTCAATAGCGTAACGATACACGATGGATGACACAGTGCAGATGTGGTTGGCGAAACTGATGCCACGCTCAACCCACTCTTCGTAAGCGTGTTTAGCTTGCTTGCTAGTTAGCTTGTCAAAGTTTACATCACCAAAACTGTCACACATTACACCAAGAAAGTATTGATAGTCTTTCTTAGTTCTGTCTCGTAACATCTTGAAATCATTGGAAGTATAGTACTTGTCAATGAGTTGCTGCACAGTCTTCATCATATTCTCCTGAACTTATTTGTCTTCTCATTGAGTTCTTCAAATAAGGCATCAGCACCTATGCCAAGGCCAACAGGATGAACTTTACTTTGTACCTTATCCAGAAGAGCATTGATAGCAAGGTTAGAATCAGGGGCTTGCACTTCGCAGCGCAAGTAGCCTTCCATACCTCGCATCCTAAATGTTATGCGAAAGGTTTTCATCTATAACTCCCCATCTCTGTAACGCCCTGCACTATGTCCCATGCTGGGTCATCATCATCCCACACATCTACTGCGGTTACATCACATGATGTGATACCCTCTTTCAATAACCTATCTATGGTAGCAATTGCCGCCTCTTCTGAAGCAGCATATGTATCATAGGATAGGCAACCAATACACCACTCAGGTGCAAACTGTATTACATAACGCTTCATGCCGCTAACAACTCCTTGAACTGCTTGCTTTCAATCCACTGTGCAACTGCAGCTTCACGCTTGAACATATTGACAGCCTCAGTATCACCGCCAGTGTTACGCAGCTTGAAACCATTACGCTCATCGGCATAGCTTGCATAGTTTGTGAAGGCAGAGTACAACGCCCAAGCATTATGTCCTCTGGTGTTAGCTTCCTGCTCATACAAACGTAGCATCTTGTCTGCTGTCTTGTCTGACTTCAGTAAGGATTCAAGCATAGGCTTGACATCACCAAAGAAGATAGACTTGTTAGCCCAGCCCTGCAGTCTTTCAGACTGTGCATAGAAGTCCTGCTTGCTACGATTAAGCTGGCTGATAAACCTGTCAAGGCTGAAGCCACTGGTGTTCTTGCGGCGTACCTTATCATGCTCACCACGCACCATGCCATTGGTGCAGAAGAAGTCGATAGCACCAAACAGTACAGTGTTTGAACAAGTACCGTCAACACCATGCAATGCAATGATGCGCTGCGCTACCTGAGTAACATGCTTCGGGGTAGTGATTGTAGCCTTGACGTTAGGCAGGGTCATGTCCATCATAGCCCAGCCATTGTGATGAGCATCTCGCCAAGTAATGTTAGCACCATCTACCTCAAGTGAGGAAAGGTTCTCTGTCACTGTGTCCATGACACTGCGAAAGAAGTCACCATGTGATGCACATGTGAAGTCCTTGCCAACGATAGCGATAGGTTCGCCAGTGTTACCATCAATGACATACTTCTTGTCAGCAACACGAGTAGGTTCAAACGACACATCAAAGTCTAAGTTCTCAGGGATATATTCTAGCATATCAATTCTCCTTTACAGTATAAGTAACAGTAGTGGTAGTACAGTTATCCATAACAACAAGTCCATAGTTATACTCCTTATTATACAAGATGTCAACTCTGCGGCATCTAATAGCCCCAGTATTTTACTTCCACATTGTCGTCTACAAGAAGCCGCCTTAACGTGTACCATGCCTGATCCATTTTTCGTAAGTCATCGTAGCTGATGTCACATAACTCAGACACTGATTGTCTGATAGGTACGAAAGCCTGTAGCATTTCAAGCACAGCCTGTTGCTGGTTAGCTGTCATGCTTTTCCATGTGGCAGCAGCCTGCTCTTGGTTGATTTCCCATTGTGTCTTCTCTTTTTTCTTAACCATCTTGTAACTCCTTCTGGAACTCAGTCCATGCTGCGGTAAATACCTCGTTGAAACTGTGGTAGTTGGCATCCTCAAAGGCAGCAGCAGCTA